CGATGGAGATCGGGATCTCGTTCCCGGTGGCGCTGCCCTTGGTGACCGTCATGCCCGTGGGCGCACCGGAGATGGTGCCGACCGTGGGCGTCACCTTCGTGGTGCCCGTATAAGCGACGACGTTGCAGGTGACAGTGACCGCGGCAATCTGACCGTCCTTGTTCGCTGCGAATGTTACATTCTCGTTGGTGAGGAATGCCACGGAGGCGTACTGACCAGTATCGCCCTTCGCGCCGTCCGTGACTTTGTAGATGCTGGTGACGTCGCCGATGTTCTCGTCCGATGTCACAATGCGAAGTGTCGCTGACTCGCCGTTCCAGATCGCATGCGTGGGCTTCACAACGAGGGTGGTGCCGGTGATGGTCGCGTTGTCAGCGGTCGTCGGGTAATCCGTCCAAACACCGGAGCCGTTCTTGTACTGCCACTTGGACATCGTGACGTTCTGGAGGTTCGCAGTGAGCGTGATCTGGGCCGGGCTGGCCGCGCCGCCGCTCGTCGCATACTTGAAAACCTGCTCGCCGCTGATCCACGCGCTCTTGGCGTTCGCGCCCGTGGTCACAAGCGCAAAGGTGATGTCGGCGGTCGCGTTGATCGGCAGGCCGGTATCCGGGTCGGTGTATGTGACGTACGCGATGTACGTCAGGAGCCCACTCGTCACGCCGGAGAGCTTGTTTGCGTTCACGGTGAGCACGTTTGCGGCCACGGTCTCACCCGTGACGAGCACGGCTTCGGAGCCCGCGCCCTCCTTGCGCTTCCATGTGATGGAGAGCGCGGCGTTGCCCAGCGCAATCGCCGTCTGGTTCGCGTAGACGACGGGCGTGATCACCAGCGCCGTCGAGGCCCAGTTGGGCGAGTACGACGAGGCGTTCACGTCGTAGATTTGCGTTCTCGGCATGTTCGATCCAAGGTACACCGAGAGCGACTTGCCGTCCGAGAGGTCGATGATCGTCTTGGAGCCGGTTGCGATGGTCGCCATGTTTTCCCTCCTGTTTATTCGTCGGTCAGCTCACAGGAATATGTCGCGCTGTATTGGACATCCAGCACCGTGAGTGTGATGCTCTTGAGCCCCGCGTGGGCGGCGTTCCAAAGGTTGTCGGCGGTGGTGTCCGCCGAGACACGCTTCCAGTGAAAGCGGGTGGCCGGAATCGTTGCCGTCACATCTTGGCTGCCGTGCCACACGCGCGCAGTTAGTGTTGTGTTTTGAATGGCATCCGAAAGGATATCGGATGTGGAGACGATCTCGAGCCGGTGCCCGACGAGCTCGTCCATGTCCTCATAGACCTTCTGCACGCGCAGGCTGATGCCCGTGTTGCTCGACAGATCGAGCATCTGGCCGAAGTCCGAAGCAACATGGCCCGTCGTGATCGTCCCGGCCTTGATGTTCGCGCCGGTGATGGTTTCGCCTGCGATCTCCGCGCCCGTGATCGTCCCGGCGAGGATCTCATTTGCCGTGATCGACTTCGCTGCGATCTCGTTGGCGGTGATCGTGTGCGCCACGATCTTGTCTGCCGTGATCGTGCGTTCCGTGAGCACATAGCCGTCGATGGTGTCCACCTGCGTGGAGACTAGCTCACCCATGTTGTTGATCGCGTAGATGAGCGACTGCTCCGAGCCCCGGATGATGAGCCGCTCGACCGAGAGCACGCCTGTCGTGATCCGGTTCGCCGAGAGGTCGACGATCTTTGCGTCGGTGATCGACGCGTCGGCGATCTGCGCGGTGCCGATCGCGCCCTCCGCGATGAGCGCCTGCGTGATTGCGCCGAGTGCAATCTTCGCGGTGTCAATGGCCGCGTTCGCAATCTTGGCGTTTGTGATCGCCGCCTGCGCAATCTTCGCGGTAGTGACAGCGAGGTCAACGATCTTCGCATTTCCGACCGACAAGTCGGCAATCTTGGCGCTTGTGACCGCCAAGTCCTTAATCTGCGCCGTGTCGATCGCCGCATTCATGATGTTTGCAGTCCCGATAGCCGCGCCGCCGATCTTCGCGTTCGTGATCGACGCGTCCTCGATCTGGGCTGTGCCGATCGCGGCATCTTGGATCTTCGCCCGTGTGATCGCGGCATCTTGGATTTTCGCATCCGTGATCGACGCGTCCGCAATCTGCGCCGATCCGATTTCGGCGTTGCCGATCTTCGCACCCGTGATCGTCGCGTCTGCGATCTTCGCGCTCGTGACCGCCAGATCCTTAATCTTCGCGGTCTCAATTGCCGCGTCCCTGATCTTGGCGGAGTCGATCTCCGCATTGCCGATCTTGGCGTTCGTGATGGCCGCGTCTTGGATTTTGGCAGAGTCGATCTCCGCGTTCCCGATCTTCGCGTTCGTGATCGCGGCGTCTTGGATGTGCGCCGACTGAATGGCCGCCGTCTGGATGTGCGCAGTCTCAATTGCCGCGTTCTGGATGTGTAGGTTCCCGACAGCGCCGTCGCGCAGTTGCCCGGAGCCGACGCTACCGAGCGCGAGCTTGCTACCGCGGATCTCGCCGTTGGGGAGCTGCTTCTTGGAGATGGTAGAGCCCTCAAGCGCTTCCGTGGCCACACCAAGGACGATGGCATCGTACTTGCGCGTCAGGCAATTGAAGGTGTACTGCGTCATGCGCATGGCGATCGCAAGCCCGATACGCTTGGCGTACACGCTGACCGTGTCCCCAAGGAAGATGTTCTGGAGCGCCCGGTACTGCGCGAATTCCTCCGTGTCAGCGGCGTTCACGAAGTCCACGGTCACGGAGATAGTCGGCAGGTCGCAGCCCTTGTCAAACTCGTCCTGCGCCGCGGCGCGCATCTTGGCCTTGGCCTGCGCCTCCGTCAGATCGTCGTCGACCTTCGCTTCCGCAACCGCAAGGTGGTACCACCGCGGGTGCGGGTAGTCGTTGATGCGCGGGCTGTCGAGGAACAGCTCCTCCAAGTACAGGGTCTTGCCGTTCTTCTTCTCGCCCGTGGGCATGATGCGCGTGATGACGTTCGTCTCGTCCTCGTCATACGTGACCCCGACGAGGTTCTTCCCGTCGCGGATCTGGATGCTCGTGTCCTTGCCGACCCGGTTGACGACAAACACGTCGTACCAGTCGCGTGCCAGCTCGCCCTTGTACTTGTCGAGCACACCCTCCTCGTCCAAGAGCGCGTCAATCGGATTGATGTTCTCAAACTCCACCTCGTCGGCGGTGGTCGTCAGATCAGAATAGAACGTGAAGTCGTGCTCGGACTCGCACTTCACTCCGATCTGCTGCACAACTGCGGCCCCGGTGTCCGTCTTGGCAGGCTTATAGCTCCTGATCATGTTGTCTGCGAGGTCGTAGGAGATGTGCCGCGCGTAGACCTTGATGCTCTCAAGCGACGGGACAATGCGGTAAATCCGAAACGGCTGATCGCGGAGCTGGCGCGGCTCAATGACCTTGCCCTTGCCCACCACCGGGGCAGTTTCGTTTTTCACGAACACAAGGTAGTCGGCGTACATGAAGCCGCGCTTGCCGTCCGGGCATGAGACTTCGTACCACGTCGATGTGGTCTTGTTGAGGACAACAACCTGCGTGCCGACCCGGTACGAGCCGAGGTTCTTGTACTTCGTGCCAGTGCCGGAGCGCAATCGCAGTGACTTTCCAGTCGACGTCGATACGCGGTATATTTGTCTGCTCCCGCCAGAACCCGGATTCGTCAGCTCGATGCGCGGGGTCTCCGCAGCGGGAACGGGAACCCGAATGATGCGACCCGTAGCCAGCCGCTGCCACTTCCCAAAGTCGTCGATGGGGTGCTCCATCTCGACCTCCCACTCGCCGTTCAGCGTTTCTGTGACCGAACAGGCGAACGGATCAACGGGGCCGATGCCATTGGTGGTGAAGTCGGTGGCGTCGGGAAGGTACACGCAGATCAAACCTTTCCCCCCTCCGCTTTAAATATTATTTTTATTACAGTAGATAGCGCCAATTCGGCTTGATGGTCACGCTGGTGACGCTGCCGCTCGTGCTGATCGGGACGCTGCCCGGCGCAAGCGTCGGAAAGTCGCCTGCCATCTTTGAATTCAGCGACTCGGAGCCCTTGTACGCTTCCATGAGCGGTGTGTCAATCGTGATGCTGCCGGAGACTCCTTCCAGCTCGACAATGGTCAGCCCAACCATGAGCGTAATATCGCCGGAGCCCGCCACGGTAATGACGGGCTCCGAGTGGATGTTGCCGGGGTTGGTGATTGTGAACGTGGGCGTGGAGCGCACGATGTCGGCGACCCCAGACGCATACCAAAATGGCTGACATCGGAAGGTTACGGTGAAGTTGCGGTTTGTGCGGCCGCGCATCACCTTCGTAAACTCGATCTGGTTCACGACGCGGGCTAAGTAGTACCCGCCGGGCTGTTCGGGGAGCTCCAGCTTCCCGGAGCCCCGCAGCCAGCCCCCGATGTTGTGGAGCTTCGTCAGATCGGATACCGCGCAATCAACCGAGAGGATGAAGTCGTCGAATACGTTGTCCGCCTCCAAGATGGTCAGCGACCCGCTCCGGGCCGCGACCGGCTTGAAGGTCACTCGCTCGGAGGGGACGATGATGTCCGGCTGTTCGGTCACGTGCACGCCGTGCGCGGTTGATTTGACGCCGTTCCAAGTGAAGTAATCCCTCATGCGTTCTTACGCCCCCTTCCGCGCTGCCTGCGCCGCGTCAACGATGCGATCTCGACGGCCAGCGCCGTAACATCCTGCTTGTCGTTGACGTACAGCCTGTCCACGTGAACGGTAGACGTCGCGTTTTGGTTGTATGTCTTGCGGTTATCGGAGTAGGCGCTGCCCGTGACGATACCCGTCTGCGCTGCGTCGGTCAGGTACCGCGCCGCGTTCCGCATGACCTTCGCCTGTTGCTTGGATTCTTCGAGCGCGCCGACACCAATACCGCGAACGGCCATGCGACCGACCTCGTCTCGGAAAACCTTCGATGGCGACTCGATCTCGAGCTCGCGCTTCGCGGCCAGCACGGCCTTCCGGGCAACCAGCGTGATCGCAGAGACCACGAAGGACGTCCCCGAAAGAATGCCGAGCCCGAGCCCGAGGACTGCGTTGCGTCCGATTCCCTTCATGGTGTCCTGACGGATCGCGGCGCGGAGCGCGGTCTCGAGGCGCGAAGCAGTCTGCGTTGCGTACCAAGATAGGTCGGCGTCCGCCATTCCGACGCCAATGCCCGCCGCGACGTCTGCGCCGAGGGGCTTGGTGCGGTTCGCGGGCGATTGGCTGTTAAAGGCACCAGCGCCGCGCAAGGCGCTCTCCACGTCGTTCGCCACCGTCGCCGCGTCGGTCGTCCAGCTATACGCCTTCAACCCTTCCGCGATCCCTGCCGAGATGTCGTTGCCGACCCCAAGGTACTGATCCGAAGCCTCGAGCAGTTTCAGGAACGGGTCGAGCATAGCCGCGCCTTCCTCTGGTGTCATTTCCCCGGACTGCATCGCAGCGATAATCGAAGCGATGCCCGAAGCGATCGCCGTCAAGTCGTCTGCGTCTAAGTCGGAAAGCATCATGTACAGCGCTTCTTCCGTGGCCGTCAGCATGTTCTGGTAATCCGAGATCGCGAGGCCGTCGTCGTCGTACACTTCGCCCGATTCCTTGAGCTCGGCGATCTTTGCTTTCAAACGCTCGATCTCGCTTATTGTGTTTGCGACCTCGACAGCGTCCTCCTGTGCGCTGTCCGTCATGCCGAGCCATGTGAAGATATTGTCCGGCTTCTCGTCAAGCAGCTCTTGTGAAGCTTCGACCGCCTCGCGTGTTCCGAGCTTCGGAACGATAATAACGTCGATGATCGGGCGGCCGTTCTCATCCGTCTCGATCTGGCCGTTTTCATCGGTTCCGTATCGGATGATGTCTGTAGGTGAGAGCGTGGACAGGAGCTCCGGCGTTACCTCCAACACGGCTCCATTCGGGCCAAACACACTGAGCGTGCCGCTGTTGTATGCCGACATGACTAAACCCGCCCATCCAGCCTTGAGCCCGATCTCCATCTCGACGGCGGGCTTCTTGTCTGGGTTTGCGGCGTAGTACGCGTCGATCGCTGTTTTGTCTAAACCGGAGAGGTCGAAGGTCGGTTTAATATTCGGCGTCGGCGGAGTAGCGTCGCCGGACACCGTGTACTCGGTGATGTTCGCGGTTCCCGGGATCTTCGCCCGAAGGTTCCCAGCAGGGCTTGCGTTCGTGATGAGCCCCGTGGCCGTCACCTCTTCGACGGTCGCACCGTCCGCGAGAGTGACATAGACCATCTGGCCGTTCGCGTCTGCAGTCCCGTCCGCTGTTACGCCATCGACCACATACGCGCTTGTCACCTTCCCGGTTGCGAGCACATCCGATACAGTCACGCCCTCTCCGAGCGTGACTTGGTACATGGAGCCCGTGGCTGGAATGTCGCTGACCGTCAGCCCTTCCTGAACAGTCACGTTTGCGATGGTGACGAGGTGTTCCGCATCCAGCCAGTCCTTCAGAGTCTGACCTTCGGGGGACAAACCGAGATCGACGAGGACACGCATCGCCTCGTCCTCCGCTGCTCCAAAGAGGGCGGACAGGCTGTCGAATCCCTCGCCCTTGTGGGCCTCGAGGAATTCAGTAATGGAGTTGTACCCACCAAGTAGGTCGCTTGCTTGAATGCCGCCATACTCCGAACCGAGCTCTAGGTCTCCCAGTCCCGCTTCGTTGATCTGTGCCACCAAATCCAAGAAGCTCGCGAGTCGTCCCTCGTCTAAGGTGTCGGTGAACTCCTTCATCTTGACGATCTCGTCATTGCTGACGATCCCGTCCGCCTGCACCTCTGCGATGAGCTCCTTGAACTTCTCAAGGTCCTTGTATGCCTGCTGCGTATCCTCACTTTGGAACGCTTCGGGCGCGTACTCGCTCACGAGAGCGTTGTACTCGGCCTGCGCCGCGTTGAGCGACTCCTGATGACGGGCGTTCAGCTCCTTGAGAGCGGCGTCACGCTCCTCCTTGTCGGTGATCGCGGCAACCGCATCGTATTGATCGCGGTACGATTGGTTCAGAGCTTCGACCTGTGCCTGATACCCCTGTGCGCCTGCCGTGAGTGCATCCGCGTAGAGCTCAACACCTATGACCGCGTTTTCGCCGCCCGCCTCTGCTTCGAGGCGCGCCTTCTCGGCCTCGACGCCTTTTCGGATGCTGTCGTACCCGCCGCCAGCGCCCGTGACATACTCTAGCTCGATCTGCGCGCGCAGTTGGATCACTTCGTCAAGCCGCGCCTTTTCCTCGTCCGTCAGGAACCCGTTCTGGCGCTTTTTGAGGAGCCGCTCGACCTCCTTGTCATACTCGTCGAGCTGCGCGAGGTACTCGTCGTTCTTCGGGTCGCTGGCTCCAAGGTCAGCCTGAATTTTCTTTCGCGCCTTGATCGCTTCGCGGATTTCGTCGCTCCCGCTCTTGAACGTGTCGACGTAGCTTCTCACGATCTCGTTTGTTTCGCCCTTACCGTCCGTCCACGTCTGAATAAGGCTGTCCAGCCAATCTTTGGATTCATCGACGGAGCCCTCGAAGTCCGACTTGTTGAGCCCAAAACGCGCGAGCGGGTCGTTCCCGGTGTCATAGATGGTTTTAGACTGTGTCTCCTGCCACTCTTTGGCCTGATCGTTCATGGCCTTGATGGCTTCACGGGCGGCCTTTGCGCCGCTGACATAGTCGATCAGCGCAACCGTGCCTGCCACAACCGCGGCGGTGAGCGCGATCCAAGCGACCGGGGAACTGCCAACAACCTTCATGAGCCCGCCCCAGCCGCCGCCTGCCTTGCCGACAGCAAGCGCGAACTTCCCGATGTTCGATGTGACGGTCGACAGCATTTTCGAGAGCTTCCCGAACGCAAAGAGCGTGGGGCCAGCGGCCGCCGCAATCGCGCCGAACTTGATGATCTGCATCCGCTCCTGCTCGTCGAGCGCTTGGAAGCTCTGGAACAGGGCGTTCGCGTCCTCAGCAAGATTTCGGATGGTCGGGTTGAGGTCGTCACCGATCTGCTGCGCAAATAACTGCGCGGTGTTCTTCAGGTTGATCAACTGGCTTGCGGTCGAACCGTACCGCTTCTCCGCCTCCTCTGTGAGTGCGGTATTTTCTTTCCACGCAGAGGCAGCCATTGTCTGCGTGTTGGCGAACAACTCTGTGGCGTTCGTCGCGCGGAGCAACGTGTCGCGCAGGCGCACTTCCGAGATGCCGATGTCGTCGAGCGTTTTGATCGCCGACGCGCCTTCCTCGCTCATCCCGGAGAGGCCAACGATGAACGCTTGGAATGCGCCCGCCGGGTCTGCCTTCCAAAGGTCAACGAACGCCTGCTCGGTCAAGCCAGAGACCTTCGCAAAGTCGGTGAGCGCTTCGCCGCCTGTTTCTACGGCAACCTGCATCTTGATCAGGGCCTTCGAGAACGTAGAACCGCCCATCTCGGCTTCAAGGCCGACGGATGACAGCGCCGCAGCGAAGCCGAGAATCTGGGATTGCGTCAGGCCGACCTGCGTGCCCGCAGACGCAAGGCGTGTGGCCATTGACAGGATCGAAGCCTCGGTCGTCGGGAAGTTGTTACCAAGCTCGACGAGCGTCGCGCCGAAGTTGCTGAACTGGTCTTGGGCCATCTTGGAGACGTTCGCAAACTGCGCGAGCTCCTGCGCGCCCTCGGTCGCGTCGATGTTGGTACTGTTCTGCAGGTCGATCATCGTCCGCGTGAAGTCGATCAGGTACTTGTTCTGGATGCCGAGCTGCCCCGCCATCGCGGTTGTTTCGGCAATATCATCTGCCGACGTTGCCACGACCGTGCTCATTTCCTTGATCTGATCGGAAAGCTGTGCGTATTCCTCCTCGGTCGCGTCCACCGTCTTGCGAACCGATATGAACGCACTCTCAAAATCGATCGAGGACTTGATTGCTGCCGTCCCAAGACCGAGGATGGGCGTGGTGACATACCTTGTGAGATTGCGGCCCGCAGGCGTGATCGCCTTGCTGACGGCATTCGCCTTCTTGGAGAACGCGTCGAGGGCCGTCCCAGCCTTTGTCCACCGGGACTCCATCGTCACAAGTTGGCCAGACAGCTTTTTTATCTCCGACTCGGTTTCCTTGACGGCCGCCTTCGCCTTGTTCAGGTTCGTCTGAACCTTAGAGATCTCGTCCGCGTTGTTTTGGAGGGTCTTGCTGTTTGCCTTGAGCTGGCCCTCGAGCTTGGTGATTTCCTCGCCGAGCGCCTTGTAGCGTTCCTGCGCGGCTTGGATCTGGAGCAGCCTTGTGCGCTCCGTGTCGAGCTGCTGAAGCGCGCCCAGCGGCTTGTTGGCCATCGTGGAGTATTTTGCGATCTTGTCGTTCACGTCAGACAGCCGCGTCGCAACGTCGGTCGCTGTCATCCCATAAGACGCGAGCTGCGTTCCGAGTTGGGCGTACTGCGTACGCGCCGCGCCGAGGCGGGACGTCATCTGCTCTTGCCGCTGATACGAGGCGTCGATCTTCTGATGCGCAGCGACCAGCGCGCGGGAGTACTGCTCAACAGCACGGGTCTGGTGTGTGTGAACCTCGCCGAGCGTGGACAGCTTCGACTTCACGCCATTGATGGTCTTTTCGTATTTTTCTACGCCCGCACCAGCCAGCAGGAAGCCGCTCTCCGCCTCCTTGATCTGCTGGTTGATCGTGCGCATATTCCGAGCGAAATTGTCGCTGTTCAACGACAGCGATACAACAAGCTCGCGCAAGACCTCGCTCACGACAACACCTCCCGTGCACAAAATAAGCGCGCCCCAAAAGCGCGCCATGATTCAAAAGTCGTGGTTTATGTGTTCGCCATGTGCCCCCACACCTCGTCGATGTAGGCGCGCTTTGGCGCTTTCTGCTTCTGTTCATGCTGGGCTGCCCATGCGCGAACCCGAAAGAACCCGATCATGTCCATCTCGTCGATGTCGTTCATCCGCCAGCCCGCTTTAAGCAGCTCATTGTACGTTTTTTTGATGTAGTCCGGCAGCGTCAGGGCTTCTTCGTCCGCGTCCTCGTCGAGCGCTTCATCAGAATCTCCGCTTCCTCCGCTACCGGAATCGTAGGGAACTCGTCCAAGGCGGCCGTGGTCTGCGTCTGCACAGCCATCAGCGCGAGCGCAATATCGTGCGAGAGCCGATCTGCTGGATAAAAGTCGTACACATCGTCCGGGGTGAACTGGTTCCGAAAAAGCAGACAGAACCACTGAACCATCACGTCCAGCGCTTCTCTGACTGTCAAGGCCGCATCCGCACCGGGATCTTCGCCGCGCTCTGCCTGTTGGGCGACGCGCACGAGTCGCGCGTACATCTTCGCCGCGGAGTCGATCTCCCGAAGCGCGCGCCCGCTGACGAAGTCCACCGAATAGCTCTTATCACCGAGCTTGCATGTGATCATATCAACACTCCCTCATTGTCGGTGTGCAGCACCGCCCCAAAGGACGGTGCTGCGGTGTGTGTCAGTTGCCTCTTAGGTTCCGCCACCTTCGGGGGTGAAGGTCGCGGAATAGACGGTCGAGAGGAACGTCTCGCCCATCGCCGTGGTGAAGCCGTTCTCGCCCTCATCCGCAATGGCCTGATACTGGCCGTCGGAGGTGCGCTTGATCGCCGTCCATTCGATGTCGCCAGTCTGGCGGGTGATCGTCCGGCCAGCCTTGGTGGCGAAGTTCTCGGTGACGGGACGCGCGCGAACCTTGTACAGCCACACGTAGCGCATTTTGTGGTTCGACTTCTCGCTGGCGAAGCCAACCGCGAAGTAGGGCGGAGTATCAGACGCAGAGCGGATCAAGACACCGTTGCTGTCGAGCTTGTTGCCGAGGATCATTTCCTGAATGGAAAGCGGCAGATCCGCGAACTTCGTGGTGAACGTAAGCTCGGGATCGGGGTACAGGACGTCGCCCTCGACGTCGTCGTAATACTGAATGTCAGGCTCGGCGTTCTGGGGGGCGATAGACGCCTCAATAGCGCCAGCGACCGCCTGAAGCGTGCCGTAGGTCGCGCCCTCCTCGGTGTCGGACGTCAGCGGGGCGATCACCATATTCTTCAAGCCGATCGTGGACGCAGGAGCGGGTGCCGCAGTAGTAGGCATGTGTTTTCCTCCTTATATGTTTTTCAGCTCGTCGCGGAGCACCTGTTTGATTGCCTCGTAGGCATCGTCCGAGCGTGTGTCGAACGCCGGACGGACGAACGGGTGCGCCGGAGCGGGAGCCGGGCCGCCGTGCCCGAACTCGACGGGGTTGGCGTAGTAAGCGCCCCGCTCCTTGTAGTGCACGCCGATGGTGATCCGCTTGCCACCGCCGCGCTTCTGTCGGACATTGCCCGTGCGGATCGAGTCGTGCAGGTCGCTCGTGATGATTTTGGGGTCAGTTGATGCGTTGTGGAGCATCTGTTCTTCAATCGGTGCTGCGCCTGCGCGCAGCGCACGATTGACGCCGGGGCCGTGCTCCAGAGCCGCAGCCATGTTCACCATGTCGTCTTGGAGGTCGTCGAACCCCCGAAGATTTACACCCAAGCGCTCGCCTCCTCCTCTAAAACCCATGTCCATTGAATCGTGAACCGCCTTGCGAGGTCGTCGTATGCGGGCTGGTTGTAGCCCTTGTCCGATTCCTCGATCATCGAGAACCCCGCGGAGTACATCGCCAGTCGCACCTTGCGCGCGGTCTCCGTCGGGTCGCCGTCGCTCCAAAGGTTCAGGTACACAAACGTCCGAAAGCTCACCACACCGTCGTCATGGTGTGCCGCTTCGGTTGTGGTCGTTGAGTAGATCAGGTACTGCGGCGGCGGGTTGGGATTGCCCGGTGTGGGCCGCCAAACCCCCGCCGCAACGGGGACACCGACGTTCGCCAGCGCATCTTGTACGATTTTCATCAGCCGACCCCCTTCACCACGGAGGTCTTGAGCCCAAGGTACCTGCGCTTGAACTCGTACTCGCCCATTGTGGTGATGACGCGTTTCTCGCCGAGAAACTTCACCCACATGCCGGGTTGAATGCCCGGTCGGTAGCGAATCGTGAAGTTAATCACGCCCTCGGCGTTCTCCGTGTCGGCGGCGCGGAACGTCTGGTTTCCGGCTTCGATCGCCGACGCCCAAACCTTGCACACCACCATATCCCTCGGCTCCGGGTATCCGTTCTCGGTGATGTCGTTCTCCGTATACCCGATCTCGATCAGGTGCCGTAGGTCGCCCGGCCGTGGGTCGGACTCGAAGTTTTTACAACCGCGCACGCTTCATCACCCCCTAAAACATCAGATCGAGGTTGCGGTGCGGGTACAGGAGGTTCTCGAAAGCCATTCGCATTGCCAAGTACATCTGCTTGTCCGGGTTGTCGCGGTTCTCGTAGTAGTGCGCCGCCATAAGTTGTATCGCCAGCTTCACAGGCAATGGCGCTTCCTCGTCGAACGTCACCCGGCAAAAGTCCTCCGCGGCAGCTTGCGCCTGAACCAAGAGCCGCTCGACCACCGCATCCTCCTCGTCGTACTGGATTTTGAGATAGTCCTTAAACTCCGCCACACTCACAACCATTTCAGCACCTCGCCTTACCGGACGATGAACAGCGTCTCGACCGCGCTGCCGTTGAGGGCACTATTCAGGTCGATCGTGTTGCCACTGGTCGCCGTGCCGCTCGTAGCGAACGTAGGTGCGGTTGCCTCGGCCGAAGCGCCAAGGTAGGTGGCGATGTGGTGGACTCCGTTGCCCAGCTTGATCGGAAGGCCGAGTTTGTCGCCCCAGCCCACGTCAAAGGTCACCGTTTCGCCGTCCTGAACCGGGATCGTGATACTTGCGATCTCGGCGAACGCCTTGGAGCCAGTCAGCGTCCCAGCCGTATCCGCTGTGACAGTGAAGTCCTCGCTGATCGCGTCGCCGTTGATGTCCTTACCAGCGATCACGACCTTGCCTGCGGCGATGTTGCCCGTCGTGGTGGCCGCCACGACAACGACGAGGTTGCGTGCGCACGGGGGCTGCTTGATGAACGCCTCGTCATCCGGGACGATCACGAGCGGTGACGCCTCCACCGGCTGCTCATCTTCATCCACGGTATCGGCCGGGCCGGCAGCGCCATCGACAATGCCGTCCGCGTCTCCGGCGACGGCCTGCGTGGCCGTCCACTTGTACTGGCGCACCTGCGCCATACCGAGCACGGACGCGTCGTTGTTCACGATCAGCTTGCCGTCAATCACGAGCTCGCCGCCGATCACAGTCTTGTCGCCGCCCTGCTCGGTGTAATTCTTGGTGGTATACATTCCTCACCCTCCATTCAAAGTAAGCGGCGCTCCGTTTCCGAAGCGCCGCCCGGGCTTAAGCCTTCATCGCGAGGACCTTCACGGCCTCGGCGAGGACGAGCTTGCCGTCCACGCGCTGGGTGCACTTGAAGCCCACCTGATCGTTGCGCGCGTACAGCTCGTTCAGGCGCTTGATGCTCCGCGCAGCACGGTCGGCGATCCAGTAGTAGCCGAAATCACCGAAGGCAATGACGCGCGCACCCGCCGCGATGGTCGGCGCATATGCCGAGGTGATGATCGGACGGTTGAGCAGCATGTCCGGCGCGCCTGCGGTCAGCGCGGGCTGCCAGAGGTACTGGCCTTCGCCGTCCTTCAGCTTGCGCACAGCCTTGATGGTCGCGTCGTTCAGCAACCAACGGGCATTGCCGCGATACGGGGCCTTGAGGCTGTAGAACAGGTCGATCAGCTCATCCGCAGTCAGGGCGGTTGCCGAAGCGGCAGTGACGCCAACGCCAGCGCCACCAGTGGTGTGGAACAGTCCGGTCGGCTTGCCGTCGCCGTCACCGACCATGAACGCCGACTCCTCCTTGTTCGCGCAGCGACGCGCGAACTCGGTGGCGATGTACGACTCGAGATTGAACGCAGAGTCATTGAGCAGCTCCTCCGACACGCGAACCATGGTCGCCAGCTTGTACGCACTCAACGAGACGATTCCGAAGGACGGGTCGGTCTCGGGGATCTCGCCCTCCTCGTCCACCCAAGACGCAGTGCCCTCGCCAGTCACGACGGGAATCTTGCGGTCGCCGGAGGCCGTGGTGATCACGTTCGCAACGGTGCGGAACTGATTCTGTTCCTGAAGAGCCTGAATGATCTGGCGATCGAACTCATCAGGCGCGAGGTAGCCACCTTCGGAGTCGGTGCCGACCTGCAGCGCGTTCAGCACATCGTAGCTGGGGGTCCGGGCGCGGAGCACAGAGGCGAACGCCTTCTTATACTCGTTCGTCGCGCGAGGGGAGCCCTGATTGGTGTTGTCGAGGTTGCTCTGCGGCTTCGTCGAAAGCGGGGCGTTGAGGGGCTGGTTCAGTTCACGATCAAGCGCTTCCTGCCGCTGCAGGCGCTCGATCTCCCGGCCGAGGTTGACAACATCAGCCTCCATCCGGTCGTAGGTCGCGGCGTCCTCCGCCGAGAGGGTGCCGTCGGTGCCACGCTTCGCGTCGAGGAATGCCTTCGCGGCGTCCCAAGAGGTGCGGCGTTTTTCGATGAGAGAGAGAATCTTGTCCATGGTGTGCCTCCTTAATATTTCAGTAGGTTCAGCCTCGCCTCGAGGTCTGCGATACGCACCCTGCCTTCGGGCTCGACGACAGGCGGCGGCTCCGGGGCGCGGCTGTCCGCCCGAGCCTTGATTTTCTCCAAAAGGGAATTCGTAACGGCGCGCCGCGAAAACACATAGCTTTCGTCGTCGGCACCGAGAGCCCGTTCATTCTTGACGCCGCCTCCGGCGTCGGCGAAGAGCATGCCGTCTGCGAAGCCAAGCTCGATGGCCTTCTTCGCATTCATCCACGTCTCGGCATCCATCAGATGCGAGAGCTTCGCGCGCGAAAGCCCCGTCTTGATTTCGTAGGCGTTCATGATGCTTTCCTTCACCTCATCCAGCAGCTGCATGGCCTTGCGCATCTCCTCGCTGTCACCAAGCGCCACCGTCATCGGGTTGTGAACCATGAGAGTCGCAACGGGCGACATGAGCACCTTCGTCCCCGCCATGGCGATCACGGACGCGGCGCTCGCCGCAATGCCGTCGATCTTCACCGTCACGTCGCCGGGGTACTCCATGAGCATGTTGTAAATCTGTGCCGCCGCGAACACATCGCCGCCCGGCGAGTTGATCCACAGCGTCACCGGGCCTTTGCCCGCCAAAAGCTCGTCCTTGAATGCCGCAGGGGTCACGTCGTCGTCGAACCAGCTCTCCGCGGCAATCGCTCCATCTAAATGCAGCGTCCGCTCTGCCGAGCCGCCCGCCGAGTCCGCGACCCAAGTCCAAAACTTGTTCACTTGCTGCCCTCCTTCTTCTCTTGCTGGCTTGTGCCCGTCAGAGGCATCATGTTGCCGTTCACGAGATACAGGTCGCCGCCCTCCGAAGCGGGGATGCGGTTCAGGCTCTCCATCTCGCGGATGTCGTTGGCAGACAGCCATCCGTTCTGGCGGCCGAGCGCGTAGCCCTCCATGCGGCTCTTGTAGTCGCCGCGCAAGAGCCCGGACATGTTGAATTCCGCGTACAGCTTGACTTTCTCGTTCTCCGAAAGGAGGGCGCGGTTGAGGCTCTGCTCAATTCGCACCAGCCATGGCCGAATCGTGTGCTGTGCGAACGAAATGCCCTGATGCTCGATGTTGCTGAACGTCGCGTGCTCCAAGTCGCCGATCAGGTGCGGTGGCACGCGGTAAATCCGGCAAATCTCGGATACTTGGAACTTGCGCGTCTCGAGGAACTGCGCTTCATTGTTCGGCATTGCGATGCGGTCGAACTTGAGCCCTTCCTCCAAAATGGCGACCTGCCCGGCGTTTGCCGAGCCGCCGTACACACGGTTCCAGCTCTTGCGGAGCCGCTCGGGGTCTTTCACGGTGCTCGGGTGTGTCAGCACGCCAGCCGGGGTTGCGCCGTTCGAGAAGAACTTGCTGCCGTATTCCTCCGCAGCGATCCCAAGCCCGATGGCGTTCCGCTCAAGTGCAATGGGTGAATACCCAATGACACCGTCGAAGCCGAGGCCGGGAATGTGTAACACATCCCGGGGGTGGAGTGTGTATGTCATGCCGTCCTTCCGGTAGGCGTAAACCAACTGGCCCGCAACGCGGTCGACCTCCATGTTCTCCGCCAGCAGCGGATAGAGGGCATGTATTTCGCCGCGGCCATTTCGGATGATCTGCGAGTAGCTGTTTCCCCAAAGGAGCAGGTGTGTCGCCATCGTCTCCCGGAACACAAAGCTCGTCATCTCGCTGTTGGGCTCGTCGTGCAGCAGTCGATACAGCGGGTGATCCATCGCCTTCACGCTGCCGTCGTCCGTCTGCATGTACAGGTGGAGCGGCAGGCTGGCGATCGTTTCGGCGATCACGCGCACGCACGCATAGACCGCGGACACCTGTACCGCCGACCGCGGCGACACGCTCTTCCCGGCGAGGCTGCCGCCAAAGTAAAACGCTGGCGCGTCACTGGCCTTGTTTTGGGGCTTATCACGCGCCCGCGAGAGCCGGGATAAAGGGTTTTTCATATCAAAACCTCCTTCGTTCGCTTACAAGCCGGAACCAGTCTTTTGGTCGTGGTGGCTTTTGCACAGCGGCTGCCAGTTTGCTTCGTCCCAAAAGAGCTGCTGGTTCCCGCGGTGCGGGACGATGTGGTCAACCACAGTCGCTGGCGTGATGCGACCCTCTTTTTGGCATTCCACGCATAGCGGGTGCGCCCTAAGGAACCTCGCGCGCGCCTTTCGCCACCTGCCGTCGTAGCCGCGCTGAGTCGCGCTGTCGCGCGCATACAAGGCGCGGTGTTCTTCGCAGTAAACGCCGTCTGACAGGTTCGGGCACCCGGGGTGCCTACACGGCCTTTTAGGGAATCGCGGCACAACACATCACCTCATATAAAAAGCAGCCCGCGTTCGTCGTAAACGCTGCTGCCGCCGCCTTGGCTTTTTATTGCTCGGTCGAGGGCCATGACCAGTGCCACAGCGCCGTCGACTTTCTCCGTCGACTTCTCTTTGTCGATCTTCTGGTTCCCCGCCGGGTCTGTTCGGACGAACGCGTTGTCCATGTTCCACCGCAGAACCGGATGCCCGCCATGTGCGATCTTCCGTTCAAGCACCAGCCGCATCAGCTCTTTCGTTGGCGGGGACATGTCGCGGAAGCCCTGCCCGAACGGTATCATGGTGAACCCGTCGTCCTCAAGTGCCTGCACCATCATGGTCGCGCCCCAGCGGTCGAACGCGATCTCCCGGATGTTGTACCGCTCGCCGAGGTCGTTGATGAACTTCTGGATGGCCGCGTAGTGAACCACGTTGCCCTCGGTCGTCATGATGAAGCCCTGCTTCTCCCACACGTCGTACATGACATGGTCGCGCCGGACGCGAAGATCGAGCGTCTCATCCGGCAGCCAGAAGAACGGCAGCACGTAGTATGGCTCGTCGTCGTCGATCGGCGGGAACACAAGAACGATGGTGGTAAGATCGCTTGTGCTCGCAAGGTCAAGCCCTGCGTAGCACGGTCGCCCATCCAAAATAGAGGGGTCAAAGGCTGCGCCGCACACGTCCCACTGTTCCATCGGCATCCAGCGCACAGACTGCTTCACCCACTGGTTGAGTCTAAGCTGCCGGAACGTGTTCTCGTCCGCAGGGGATTCGAGCGCTTTCCGGTACGCGTCGCGCACCTTCTCGATGTCTATGGTGTGCCCGAGGCTCGGGTTCGCCTTATACCAGTTCGCCTCGTCCTGCCAATCTTCTTCATCCGGCAGGCCGTACACGACCGGGTAGAATCGCGGGTCGTGCTTGCGGCCCTCGATCAGGTCCAGCGCTTTTTGGTGGACCTCCCAGCAGATGCTATTCCGATCGGTGCCCGCCGTCGTCAAGAAGAACCACAGCGGCTGCTTGCGCGCGTCGCCCGAGCCCTGCGTCATAACGTCGTATAGCTTTCTGGTCGGCTGTGTGTGCAGCTCGTCAAAGATGCAGCCGGACACGTTCAGACCATGCTTCGTCGCGACCTCCGAGGACAGAACCTGATAGATGCTCCCGGTCGGCGCGTACACCATGCGTTTCGTCGATGGAATGACCTTGATGCGCTTGGACAGCGCCGGGGACTGCTCCACCATGTCAGCGGCGACGTCAAAAACGATCGCAGCCTGCTGACGATCCGAAGCGCAGGAGTAGACCTCGGCCTTCCACTCGTCGTCGTTGCACAGCATGTTCAGCGCCAGTGCAGCTCCGATCTCGCTGTTGTGCGTTGGCAAACAAGAACGCCCCACCAAATACTGGTGCGACGCACTGTCGACTTGGATGCACTGCATACCCGTGTTCTGAATCGGATCGATTCGGTCGATGTACCGATAGTGGCTCCGGGTTTTCGGATTCCGCGGGATCGCTCGATTCTGCTTTCGCTCAAGCCCAGCAACGCGCACATCGTCAAATGCGGTGAACTTGACCGTGTACATCATCTCCCCGGTCAGAACGCGCCCGCACTCTACGCTCGGTTGTTTCCAGTCTTTGCGCTGTGTGCACTTGGCGAACGTGATGGCGTTTTTGATACCGAGCGTCCAAAGCAGTTCGCTGACGCTCTCTGCGAGTGATCGTTCGGTCGAGCAGTATATCGCCAGCCCTTTGCGATCACTTATACATCCGTCGGAATCCATGAGCCCCTGCAATAAAGAGAGCCGCTGTTCGCGGCTTGATCGGAGGTATTCAGGAGGTATGACCTTGTCGTGGAATGACGGAACGAGCACCTTGTTGAGGTCTGGAATGTATGCATGCCGGCTATCGCCTATGTTGTCCCATTCACGCGTGACCTTGTGATGAGAATTTACGCGCGCCAGCACGCCGTCCAAGTCGCAAGTCTGAATTGTTATTCGTGCCTCGGTTGCGCATCCATTCCCAAGCCAATATCCCATTAAATATGGCTCAATGGGCAATTCCGCAGTCGGCGTTTCGAGCGCACCGTTAATCGGAATCCGAAAGTCGATCTTGCGATCCTTGACGCGGCTTTCAGCGCAAGATCGTTTATACAACCATTCTGTTGTAACAACCCCAGATATCAACTTGTTGTTTGATCGCCACTCGCCGTACCACTGATGATTCTCGCCTGCCTCGATCACTTCTCCATCTCTGAAGACAATCCGATACCCCTGTTCAGAGTAATCGATCTCGCTTTTTACGACAACGTGGCACACACGGCCGTTTTCATCAAAAACGGCATCCCCGACGTGGATGTCACCCATCGTCGAAAAGCCGTCTGGAGTGGGAATCGGCGTGTTAAGATTTAGTTCTTTGCCGTTTTTCTTGGGTATCTCGATGTATGCGCTCGTGTACTGCCGGATGTCAGGCTGGTCATCGCGCACCGTTCCAAAGACGTCGCGCACGATCTTTTCCTGCCACGGGAGCAGGTGGAACGGCTTTCCATGGAACTCGCCCTTTGTGTGCTTCAGCCCCTCTATGAAGCGAAGCACTCGCTGGGCACGACGTTCATCAAACGCCATACTACCAGTTCCCGCTCAAAAGCGCCTCCATCGGGTCGTCAGATTCCTTGCTGCTCGTCGCAACATTCGCCCCGATGCGGGCGCGCGCCGCGGGCGTGAGCCCAAACTCGGCGCAGAATGACTGCATGATCTTCAGGTTTTGCTGCGCGATGCTGACCTGCGGAACCTGCTGGACGTACCCCGATGGCGTTTTGAAGATGGAACCGTGCTTCGTGATGAATTCCTCCGCCTCGCGCCAGCGCGCGTATGCTTGGCAGTACCCCGCAAACGCCGCCACGTCGACGTTCGTCAGGATTCCAATCGCCTCCATCGCATCCGCCATGCGCTTCCACTCCTTCTTGGCCTCCGGCAGGAGCCATGAAGGACATTTGATGTTATCCCTTGGGGGAGCGAGCTCCTCTTTGTTGAGCCGTTGCTTGCCGGGGTTCCCCTCGATCACTTTGAGAGAGGTTGGCTTCGGCTTTCGGCCTCGCGTTGCCATCTGGCATTCCTCCTTCCGTCAATGGTGGAGAGTTAAATATTATTTTTATCCCTCCGCTGTGCCGCCCGCATCAGCGGAGACATCCGCATATGCCAGCTCCTCGCCATCGCGTAGCACCTTGACGCCGTCGCCCGATCCGACCTGTGCGACATACCTCTCCACGATCACGCTTGCGTACCTCGGGTCGAGCTCCATCGTGTAGCAGATGCGGTCGGTCTGGTCGCATGCAATCAGTGTGGAGCCGCTGCCTCCAAAGAGGTCGAGCACCACACCATTCGGCGCAGAGCTGTTCTTGATCGGATAGGCGATCAGCGGAATGGGCTTCATCGTCGGATGGTCCTTGCTGCGCTTCGGCTTGTCGAAGTTCCAAATGGTCGACTGTTTGCGGTCGGCGAACCATTTGTGCGACCCATTTGGGAGCCATCCGTACAACACCGGCTCGTGCTGCCACTGGTATGGGCTGCGCCCGAGCACAAGGGAGTTCTTCACCCAAATGCACACGCCGCTGATGTGGAACCCTGCGTCCTTGAACGCGCGCCGGAAGTTCAAGCCCTCCGTGTCCGCGTGGAAGATGTAAGCGGAGCCGCCTTCGGCCATGTGCGCGGCCATATTTTTGAACGCGGCCAGCAGGAACTCGTAGAACTTGCCGTCCGCCATGCTGTCGTTCTGTATTTTCTTGCCGTCGGCGCTCTCATAGGCGACATTGTACGGGGGGTCGGTCACGACGAGGTTGGCACGGACCCCGGCCATCAGGAAGTCCACGTCCTCCGGCTTCGTCGAATCGCCGCACAGGAGCCTGTGCCGGCCGAGCATCCAAAGGTCTCCCGGCTTCGCCAGCGGCTTCGCCGCGTCCGGGTCGGCATCAAAGTCGTCGTCCTTGGCGTCCTTGTCGTTCACGCTAGAGAACAGGTCGTCGATCTCGGCCGCATCGAACCCGGTCGCGCCGAGGTCGTAGCCGCTCTGCTGTAAATCCGAGAGCAGGTCAGCTAGCGCCACGGGCTCCCACTCACCCACCGCCTTATTGAGGGCAACGTTCAGGGCTTTCTCGTCCTGCACGTTTTCGATGTGGACAACGACGCAGTCAATCTCCGTCGCGCCCTCACTCACCAGTATCTTGTATCGCTGGTGGCCGCCGACGATGTTCCCAGTGACCTCGTTCCAAATGACGGGCTCCACATAGCCGAAGTCGTGGATCGACCGCTTGATCTTCTCGTAAGCCGGGTCGCCGGGTTTTAGGTCCTTCCTCGGGTTGTACTTCGCTGGCTTCAGCTTTTCCGCCGGAATCCGCTGGATGTTCATCGCTGAATTCATTGTCTCCCTCCCTCTCACTCGGGCCGGATTTATCTTGAAGTTATCCGGCAGATAACGATCATCCGGGGCTTTTCGCGTATGATTGGACTGCGCAACGTCCCGGGCGCAAAAACCCCAAAAAAAGAGCTGAGAACCGCGAGGTTTTCAGCAATTTTTTGCCATTTTTTGGGTAGATACCCCCCCTTTGAATTTCTCGGGCATTCACGCGAGAG